TGGAACACCTGAGATCACCTTCTGGAAGGTCTCATACCGAAGACACACAAACTTTGCCATGGAAAGTATTGAACAAACTTTCTCTGGTCAAGCCGATTTCGGTCGCCGTGTCACCTGCACAATCAGCCGCAACGGTGATTTGTGCTACCGCACATATCTTCAAGTAACACTTCCTGAGATCAATCAATCTATGCTTGGTGCAACTGGAACCTTCAATGATGGTGTCTATGCTCGTTGGTTGGATTTCATTGGTGAGCAATTGATTGCCCAAGTTGAAGTTGAAATTGGTGGTCAACGCATTGATCGTCAATATGGTGATTGGATGCACATCTGGAACCAACTTACCCTTACCTCCGAACAAGAACGTGGATACTTCAAGATGATTGGAAACACCACTCAACTTACCTATATGATTGATCCTACTTTCGCCAACGTCACTGGACCTTGTTCCTCTGCCAGTGGTCCTTCTCAAGTTTGCGCTCCTCGTAATGCTCTTCCAGAGACCACTCTTTATGTCCCCCTTCAATTCTGGTTTTGCCGCAACCCCGGTCTTGCCCTTCCTTTGATCGCTCTTCAATACCACGAAGTCAAAATCAACCTTGATATTCGTCCTATTGGTGAGTGCTTGTGGGCTGTTCGCTCCCTTCAAGCCGGTCCTGGTTCAGGAACCACTGTCTCTGTCTCTGCTGCCTACCAACAATCCCTTGTTGCTGCTTCTCTTTATGTTGACTATGTCTTCTTGGACACCGATGAACGCAGAAAGATGGCACAAAATCCTCACGAATACCTTATTGAACAACTTCAATTTACCGGCGATGAAAGTGTTGGTAGCTCCAGTAACAAGATCAAGTTGAACTTCAACCATCCTTGCAAAGAGCTTATCTGGGTTGTCCAACCAGATAGTAATGTTGATTACTGCGCATCCCTTCAATCCAACACTGTTCTTTTCAAGACCCTTGGTGCTCAACCCTTCAACTACACTGATTCCATTGATGCCCTTCCTAACGCCATTGCTGCTTTTGGTGGACCTGCTGAAGTCCAAGGATCTTCATCTGTCATTAATGGTTCTGGTCTTTTCCAAATGCCTGGTGCTGTTGATAACAACCCTGGTCTTACCACTGCTCAACAATGGGCCTCTGCCAGTCAATATATCCCATTCGATGAACAAACAGGAGTTAAACCCAATGGTTCCTATGTGTCTGATGCTGGAACATTCGTTCTTTCTGAAACTGCCCTTGATATGCATTGCTGGGGTGATAACCCAGTTGTCACTGCCAAACTTCAACTTAATGGCCAAGATCGTTTCTCTGAGCGTGAAGGTTCTTACTTCGACCTTGTCCAACCTTACCAACATCACACCCGCAGTCCTGACACTGGAATCAATGTTTATTCCTTTGCTTTGAGACCAGAAGAACATCAACCTTCAGGTACGTGCAACTTCTCCCGCATTGATAACGCTGTTCTTCAACTCGTTCTCTCTGCTGCCACAGTTGCCGGAACTGCCACTGCCAAAGTCCGTGTCTACGCTGTTAACTACAACGTTCTTCGTGTGATGAGTGGTATGGCTGGTGTAGCTTACTCCAATTAAGCAGTCAGTTTTTGTGTTTATATATTTTTATTAATAACTGAGTAATTTATTGTTTTTGATTTTTAAAAGCAAAAACAATAAATGATAAAAATAATATAAAGAGAATCCATTATATTTATTTATAATAATATGCAGTCATTGAATATTATTAATTTAATTGAATCCAACCCGATTACCAAGCTTTCTAATAACTATAATGGAAAACTTCTTTGTAAAATCAAAGAAAATTTTACTGAAACGGAGCAACAATTATTTGTTAGTTCTTTTTATTGTTATTTGAATTACAATTCAACGACTGATTTTGTAATTGATTTGGATAATATATGGAAATGGTTAGGGTTTACTAACAAAGCAAATGCAAAAAAATTATTGGAAAAGTATTTTATCAATAATACTGATTACAAAAACTTGCTTGATGCAAGCATCAAGCAAGATTTGAAACATGGTGGTCATAATAAAGAAACATTTATGCTTAATGTAAATACATTTAAAATGCTTTGTTTAAAAGCAGATACTACAAAATCAAATGAAATTCATAAATATTTTGTAAAATTAGAAAATATGTTACAACAAATTATTCAAGAAGAATCCAATGAATTAAAACAGCAATTAGAACAGGCTAAAAATGAAATTATAAAAATAGAAGAAACAAATAAAATAGAATTTGATGAAAAAGTCGCTAGAGAAAGAGAACAAATATTATTGAAAGAATTTGGTTTTAGTGGTTCTCTTGTTTATATAATAAAAGTAAAATCATTTGAAAATGGTGAATATATTATAAAAATTGGAGAAAGTAGAATTGGAGTTCAAAATCGGTATAATGAACATAAAACGAAATATGGAGATATTTTATTATTGGATTGTTTTTCAGTAAAACGTAGTAAAGATTTTGAAAATTATTTACATAATCACGAAAATATTAAATCAAATCGAGTTACGGATTTAGAAGGACACGAAAATGAAAGAGAGCTGTTTTTAATTGGTAATAATTTATCCTATAATACTGTACTCAAAATCATAAATAGAAATACTAAGAATTATAATGATTGCACAGAAACTGAATTAGAAAAATTAAAAACGGAGAATGAAATGTTAAAAAATATGATTTCGTCTAATAATACTCCACAAAATCTTGTAGAAAATAATAATATTCTTTTTCAATTACAAAACAAAATAGAAAATTTGGAAAAAACAAACAAAGAAATTCTATCCAAATTTGAAAATTTAGAAAAAGCAATCCTGAAAATTCCAGAAAAAATAAATAGTACACAAATTAAAACAGCTACCAATTTCAACCAAACACTTGTTACTCTGGGACCCAGATTACAACAAATAAATCCAGAAACAATGACTATTTCAAAAGTGTATGAGTCTGTAGCAGATTGTATTAAACAGTATAATTTTCAATTGAAAAGACCAAGCATTGATAAAGCTGTAAAGGAAAATACAATTTATCACGGTTCTCGATGGATGTATGTAGATAGAAATCAAGATCCTAATATTATTGTCAATTTGAATCCAACGAAACAAACAAAACAGCAAAACCTTGGATATATTGCCAAATTAAATACAGATAAAACAGAAATATTGAATGTGTATTTAGATAGAAAAACGGCAGCTATATCTAATAATTATCCTTCATCTTCTTCATTAGATAATCCAGTAAAAAATAATATGCTAACAAACGGACATTATTATGTTTTATATAATGATTGTGATGAAAACATTAAAAAAAAATTTGAAGAGAAAAGTGGAGGAGAACCTATTTTGTATAAAGATGGTGTTGGGAAATATGACAAAAATTATCAATTAGTAAATGAATTTGTTTGTAAATATGATTGTATAAAACAATTAAAAATGAGTGATAAAACATTGAATAAAGCATTGGATAAAGATATAGTTTATAATAATTTTTATTTCAAATCATTAGGAAGTAAATTATTTTTATAAAAACAACAAATCAAAAAATATATAACAAAAACCAACAAACCCTAGTTTTTGTTATATACGTGCACAGAGTGGGATTCGAACCCACGAAACTGTTGTACTGGGTCTTAAGTCCAGCGCCTTTGACCACTCGGCAATCCGTGCATAAAAAGCCTTAACTGAGAATCGAACTCAGGACCTCCAGTTTACAAGACTGGTGCTCTACCGCTAAGCTATTAAGGCAGACAAAATGCTCATACCGAGGATTGAACTCGGGTTTCCAACTTATAAGGATGGCGTCATAACCACTAAACTATACGAGCATTTCCAGCGGGTTTTCCATCAAACTCGCCACTATTCAATAGTGCGTTTTCTTTATATTGATTTATTATATATTTTTCAGTAAAAATAAAATTATATAATAATTGCTCAAAAATAAATATAAAAACCTATTGCTACAAAAATCAACAATGGATTATTCAAATATAAATACACAGAACGATTTACTTTTAACCAATTTAATGGATTTTTATAAAAACAAGGAGAACCTAGATAAAATGATCCATATAATTAATGGAGAATCAAATATTTCTTTAAGAATAGTGGATTGGTTTGTCACCAATTTTGCGAAAAAGTATTATACTGTTTATGAAATTCCTATAGCCAATAAAAATGAGAACCAGCGTTTCAAAGTCTATAACGATTATAAACTTAAACTCAAAGCATATTCAAAACGCAAGCTTGATCCATTCTGTCGATGGGAACGAATATCTATACCATATGAAGGCGAAAAATATATGGAAACCACTATTGGACAATTGAATTTTTTCAAATGGGCTATAGAAAATCAAATCATAGAATATATACAACAGCATTATGATGAGATAGAAAAAGATATGAATGAAAGAAATAGCACATCGCGTAGAAAAGATTCGTCTACTTCATCAAATGAATCAATTGATAATACAAAGACACGTAAAAAACGCGAAGAATTATCTGTATCGGCTTGTAAATGCATCAAAAAGGAAATGGTAAAAATTGTTGTCAAGTTCAATTAGTAGGAGGGTAAATAAAATAAAACAAAAAGATAAGATACTAATAATAATACAAATAATTTGCAGATAATCCAATTGCAAAGAGGGCCTTGGCAATACAGTCAAGAATATTGGTTAAAATTGTTTTCCATTTCAAGTCAATTTGAAATATAATGCCATACATAATCCATAAAATAAAATACACACTGAAAATAAGACAATTCGTATTATTTCGTCGTCCATCAATAAATTCCTTATAAATCAAATAGAACATCAAGAAAAAAGGAATGAATCCGAAAAACATTGCATAATTCATCGCTAAATTCCCCGTTTCACCGAGAACCCCAAACAGCAACATTAACCAATCTAACCCAACAACTTTCCATAAAATGCTCGTTTTTGCATCTATTTTCAAATTAAATGCTAATATCAAACAAAGGGCTACCAACATAAGAGCAGTAGTAATAGACCATCCTAAATATCTTAATACATTGATATGGCTACTATTAAAATAAGGAATAAAACTGGCTACCAATTCGGGTTTTACTATAATAGTATTGAATAACAAATACATCGAGCTTGCAATAATGGTTATCCCCATTTCTAAAAAGAGAATGGTTCTCAGTTTTGGAATAGTAATAAAAAAACTAGTAATCAATGTAATAAAGAATGCTAAAATGAGAATAAATCCAGTGATTGAAAAGGATTTTTCGAAAATACCGTTTTTATTATATAATTCTTTTTTTCTGTTTTTTTCAATAAGATTATCGCTTGTATCCATAATTATATTGATTTCTATATATTATAGAAAACAATATAAAATTC